CCGTATTCTCTGCCGCTCATTGTCACTTCACTAGCACTAGTAAGTGTCATAACCGTATCACTGTCCACACTTCTAACGTTAAAGAAATTTGGCAAACCATCAAAATCCATTATTTTGATAACATCATAATCGGAAAAATCAGACGTAAAACTAGTACCATTTCCTGTCACTTTGTTATTGCCAAATGCAACTTCAACATTTCCCGAAAGAGTGTTTGCTACATGAATTAGTGTATTACCGAAAACAGGTTCAGATGCTGTTACTTTAGTATTTGCTATTGTAAAGCTTCCAGAAAGGTTAGCTGTAAATGAAATCTCTTTTACAGCAACAAATGGCTTAAATGCATAATCATTCGGTTCTTCGTTGATATCAAGCCTAAGAATATTTCCATAACTAGATGTTCTTGTTTTGAAAATATCACTAAGAGCAGTTACAGAACCATTAGGACCAGCCGAATTAGCAAAGTGAATGCCGTTCACTGTTGCAGTTCCAATTTGTTGTCGCTCAAACGTTTTAAAAAGATCTGCTCCTGAACTATGTGTCGAATAAAGATCATCAACAACAACAGAAAACGAACCTCTTGTGATATTAGTCGATTCTTGAGGTGTTCTAGTCACTATCACAGTAGATTTGTCACTGTAACCATAACCAGCTATGTCATTAATTAAAAAAGTTCCTCTTTTTGTTCTAACAGAAACTGTAGAAGCTTTTAACTCAACGCCATCTTCTCTGGGAAGTGCAGTGAACTCTGTTCCTAGAGGAATATTTTCAGAACCATTTTTGACAATAATTTGATCGACAGGGCCAATAACTTTGGGTGCATTTGCAACGGTGAGTCTGTCTGCACCTCTAGCTGTTATTTTATCACCAGTTCTAAAAACACCATTCAAACTTTCGAGAGCAAAATATATAAATTCTTTTTTGCCCACTTTCTTAACAAAAACATCAGCTACAGTTGCCGAGGCACCAGTCACAGAGCCGACAATTTCTGTTCCTTGAAAATTTATAAGATCTTGGAAATTGTTACCATCACCCTGTCTAATTTCAATAATGTTAGGTCTTCTGAAAACCGAATCAGAAGCTTTAAAAAGAAAGGTTCCGGGAACAAAAATTTCTGGACTGTCGTTAAAGGCAAGTCTAAAGAATAGCTTAATGCCTCTTTTAGAACCTTTAGATCTATAAAGATCTTTAATATGCTTGATGATGAACCTAAGATCACCTGTGATAACAGCAGGAAGTTCTTTAATAAAACGACCAGAACCGAAAGTATACTTGTTATTAAATCGTATAAGATTTAGATCGGAAGTGGTGTCAATATCACCCTGAAACTGAATGTCTCTGACTTTGTATCCAGTGTTAGCTGAGAAATGTCTATAATACTGATCTACAAAATCGACAATACCTTCACCTTCAGTCAAGAAAAAATCTGGAAATTGTGATTTTACAAAATGTTTTGTGGATTTCTCACTATGATTAAATCTATTAGTCATCTGTAGTCTGACCTAACACTCTAACAGAAACGTTAAGAGACTGAATCTGGATAATCTGATCCTTTTCAACTAAAACATCTGGCTCAACAGTTCTCGTGGAAATCTGAATTCTATCACCATATGCAATTCTGGATCTTGAAAAATACCCTGATGTGGAGAATTTAGTTAATGTTAAAATTCCACTATCGTAATCAATTGTCCCAGCATTGAAGTCCAAAACTTCTCCCACACCTCTTGTATCCGACAATAATCTAATTTCGCCATTAAAATCTTTAAGATAAGATTCAAAAATAACTCCATTTATGTTTTTATAGAACAGGGTTGATGTCAAAGAACCCGGCACAAGAGCATTAGAATAATCTAATCTGTAGTCGAAAGAAGTATTAACGAAAGGAGAAATTTCTTTAATAATTTTGATTTTAGTATCATTCGACAAAATACTTTCGTCTGTACTATCAATTGTTGACAATAATTTACTATATCTAAAATCTTTATCAAACTCAGAAAGATTATTAGTACCAAAATTCAATATACTTTGAGTGACTTCAGTTCTAATATCTTCTTCACTCTTAGATGTTTGTGTTGAGTTGTATCTCACAATAGACTGGACATCGAGAATAACAAATCGAGGATTCGAGGTAATGATTTCTGTGCTGATAGATGCCTTTGTGCTTAAGAAATCAACCATAGAGTCCTTCAAAGATTGGCTGGCAAAATTAGCATTGAAGGGCTTTGGAATAATAACAACTTTTCCATATCTCGGAGGATCAAGCTTTTCTCCACCAATAACGTTCACTGTTTCAATAGTTGGAAACTCGTTTTTGATAAGGGACTTGTAGTCTTCCTCAGTAATAGCTCTATCCTGTGTTGAGAAAACTCTTGGAGCATTAAATCGGATTGAGTCTATTGATTCTCTTTCTGCTCCCAAAGAAGACTTTGAAACTGTTGTCGGAGACACTGTAGGGTCATTAGACGTAAAAACTTTAGCGTTATTACCATCTTCACCTAACGTGTCTCGATATCTCATCCTAATTATATTACCGGGAGTAAGTCTTTTACCCGTGATGTCATTGCCAAACTCAACCTCGTACTTATTTTCGCCAAACCCTTGTACAAAAAACACAGAAGATGTTGGCGTTAAGTCAAAAAGATTATCAGCTTTTCTAAATTGAGTGTTTGACAAATCAGAAACACTGTTCTGAACAACAATATCTAAACTATCAATATCAACATTTGCAGAAGCAATTACAATTTTTGTATTAGAGGATGTTACGTCGAAAAACTCTGTTACAACAGTACCTTCAAAAATGTTTACGTTATTAGCAATGTAAGTTCCCGTGCCATCATTTATTGCTGTGATATCTCTATCGGTAGAAAATGTTAACGTGTTTGATCCCAAAGTAGAATTAAATGTCGTAAACTTATTAATAGTCTTTGTACCGCCTGTGATAGGACCAGTCGATGCAATGTTAATAACTGCCCTTGAGGAGTTTCTAGATCTAGGTGTGAAGTTAAGTTCCTTAGCATGTGAAACAACAGACTCTTTAAGTTTAGCTGTATCTAGGAAAGATTCTGTACCAATCTGGTTTAGGTAATATGCGTTTATGTATGTATTATACGTCAAAAGATCTAAAATAATAGAAAGATTAGACCCATCAAAATTAAAATCTTTAAACTTATCTTGATTTAACAAAAAACTTTTAAAATCATCTTTTAACGTATCAAAGTCTAGCTCAGATGTTGATAGGTATTGATCGGCCATTATCTCGCTCTTTCTAATACTACATTTAAAGTGACGGTCTGTTGACTATTTATGGGAGTAAATTCAATAACTACGTTGAGTTCATAACTATCAATAAGCTCCGAAGTGTTAGCTACAGTAACAGTAAGAATCTCTATCCTTGGCTCAAAATTCATGAGTTGAGTTTCAATTTCGTCTTCAAGAGCAATTCTCAATAAGTCGCTGTCAGGTTCAAAAAGAAGCGCCCTAACATTTGAACCGAAATCTGGATTAAGTGGTCTCTCACCTTTATTCGTACTGATAATATTTCTCACAGACCTTTTAATAGATTCAAAATTTTTTATCGAAACAACGTCATCAGTTACAGGATTTTGTGTAAACTGTGTGTCGAGGTCAGAAAAATATATTTCTTTAACAACAGGACTTTCCATTAATTCCTCCTTACGATTTCAACGCTTCCTCTTCTTTTTTCATTAACAGAAACCATCAACGTATTTCTTTCATACTTTTTCAACGTCTTATCTATTAAAATTTTATCAAAAAGAGAAAAATTTTCAATGTAATTAAGAGCTTTATTGAAGTTCACATCGCCAGTATCGTTTTTAAAATTAAAAACAACTGCATTTCCCTTTACTTCATCAGCAAAAAAGGAATCTTGATTTACATTATTCATTTCATATCTAAATTTAAGACAGCTTTCGATAAATGGCTTAAAGCCGCAGATTTCTACAACAGGATCTAAAACCTCTAAACACAACCTCTGCATATTATTATATATGTCTTCTATATCATAGAAATGAGATGGTCTTTCTGTGTGACGGTTCACATTTAATTTTTTATACTCATTGTCTTCTCTCGACAACGACTGCAATGATTTTTCAATTAGTTCCAAATCCGTATAATGTGAAGAAAGCCTTGTTGCTGTGCTATTCTCAAAGTCTGAAATTTTCTCTATTTTTTTGCTTGGATAAGATTCTATTTCTAAGTGTTTAGGTACGATTAAAAAATTATTTCTTTTAACAATCTCTATTTCGTACTGATCAAAAATATTTTTTGAAACAAAACTTTTTCTATTAACTGTCACAATCATGCTTGCTGTCCTCTTTCTAGAGTCACAAACTCATCTTCTTCATCCTGTATTTTTTGAATATCAAATTCGTCACCGTATTTTGGGTTGTCGGCAAGCTCTAAAAATCTAATTGTAGGCCCATAAAAGAATGTTTTATTTTCAATATGTAGGTCTCCACGAATAAAGGTGTTAGCGGAATCAAGCTCAACGCTGTCAGCTTGAATAATCACTTTAGGCGCTCTTAAAATAATAGAAGATTCTGAGTCAATAAGTGAAAAGTCTTTACTAAAGTTTGTATATCTATATTGTTCTGAATATCGTCTTATAGCTTTAATTTCATGGTTGCCTGAAACTTCTGTCGTAAACTTCCCATTAACTTCATCGTGTCTATCACCATCAGTCTGTATAATTTCAAGATTTCCATCTTCAAAAAATGTTATTCTTGTTTTGTCATTCCCATGCTGAATGTTGATATACTCATTACCTTCTGTAGTATTAAACTCGATTTTACTACCATTAATATATTTTGTCACTTTATTGTAAAAATATTTAATCTTTGGTAGCGGAGAAATTCTAGGAGGAATAGGATCCAAAGCAATTTGATCGCCATCATAATTAATTTCTTCTGGGCCATCATCACCTGACCCATGTGGTGTTGGTTCCGGTGTTAATTTAATCAAGAGACCTCTCCTTTACATAATTCTCAACATCAAATCCTAGATTTGTAATTTTATCCAATCTATTATCAACACTTAGTTCTTTGTACTTGACTTCATAAGAAGTGTCTTTAAAAACACTTAAAGACTCTTTAAAATTTTTTAATTGATTATAGTTGTAAAATTTTAAAGGTTCATTATTATTAGTCAAATTTTTTGTCTTTGAATAAAAGCAAAAAACAACATTAATTTCTTCAGACGCATCTGGATAAAAATAAGAAACAGAATTCATTTCAACGTCAGTCAATATATTACCTTCTCTATTAATAAAAAAATTAAATGAGTTTGATAACGAATTTACTGCTAATTGCCTTCTAACCTCATCAAATGATTTAACATTGTTAATGTCCTCATCAAAGAATGAAAATGCACTTATATTAAAGATATTTTTTGCGGTCTTTTCCATCGTATACAATATTTCATTTTTTAAATGAATTTTATCTACGATTAATCTATTCTTTTTATAGTTCTTAACCCCGATATCAAAGTTGAATGATGGTGCTATCATATCGTCGGTCCTCCAGCTACAGGAGTTGCAACTTCGATTATTTCCACTGTTGCATCATCACCCGTAGTTGTTGTTTGATTGAACTTAACAGCATTTGCAACATCTCCAGAAGACTTATCAGACTCTGGTGTGATGCCCGGTATTGTTCCAACAATGCACGGGTGTTGTCTGTGTCGATCCAACCAAAAACCAAAAACAAAAGAACCAACCTCTAACCCAACAGTTGAACCAATGCCATGAACAGAAGACTGTGTATTTGGCAGCAACACAGTTGCAAGAGGTAACTCTTCTATTGGAGACGTTTCATCATGTAGTCCGATAATTCTAACGGCTACTCTTTGTAAATTGTCTGCTTGTCTTTTTTCTTCGGCTTCATAAACTTCATCAACATACGCCAAAAACCAACTAAACTTATTTCCATAAAAATCTGATTCGAAGCCAGCAATATCATTATCTCTTTGCACTTTGCCTCCTCTTATTTCTGTCCATCGTTGACAAGTTCTAAGAGTGTGTAGCACTCATTATTTGTAGAAACCATATGCTTTGAAGTATGCACTAAGTAATTTCTACTGTACTCTTTATCTTCCGGTCTATCAGGATTTGCATTGTTTTCTTTATATAAGATGCTCACAACATCACCAGCGTTACAATCAAGAATCCCATAAGTTGCAACAGTAATTCGTGTTGAGAGCATTCCAGCCGCAGAAGATTTTGACTTTAATGACGCATCCTTTAATTTAGGATCTGGAAAATAATCAGTGTCAGAACAAAAAATATCGTAAATACATCTTGTGTTTCTAGGACCAGCCATTTGTCTGGTTGCTGATAATACTTCTGGCGCTCTGGGAGATCCCATAACAGTATTTGTTGAAGTGTCTTTTTCAAAGATTACAGTTTTTTCCACAATGTCAATTTCAGCATATTCTTTAGCTGCATATCCCTGCTGAACCATCGAATGCAAATCAAACCCCGAATCTTGGTGAAAATCGAGAATTCTAACATTACCACCACCAATATATTCTTTATCTATTTCGTGTGCTTCAGATCCAGCAACACCTTCTGTCATAACACAAGTTCTTTTTGGCCCCTGTTGCGCTAAAATACTAACTTCATCTAACTGAAACTTGGGTTTTTTTCCTACAAAGGTTTGATACAAAACAAACATATTTTCACCAACACCTTGAGACCTTTCAAGAAGCCAAGATATTGCTTGCATAGGTGTTTGGTTTGGAATGTCTATTTTAACTGCTGGTGATGAAGAAACGTTATAATCAATATCACCCTTTATGTACTTATCAAATATAAATTGAATTATTGAAGTACAAGCTGCTGGAGATTTTCTAAACTTAGACTCCATGACTTTTTGTGATGCATTGTTGAGATGGTCTGCTGTCATTCCAACTAACTCAACACCCCCTGATCTACGTCCATTAATAGTCTGAAACTTCATAGTGTTGATATGAAATAGACCTGAAATTTCCTTACCGTCTCCAGCAGACATATAAAGAACTATTGATTTGTCTCCAGTCACATCATTTTCACGCATGATTGATTGTTCATCCGAAAGCATACAACTCATCTGCATAAAAGGATTATCAATAGATGATGTTACGGAAACAGAAGCGACATATTGGGATATGTCCTGTCTAGACCCGCCAAAAAGATTACAAATCTCCACCTTGTATTTTTTTTTACCTTTAGCTGGTTCTAAGTAATCACTCATTAAACAGCCTCTCAGATTCCTCTTGAATCTGGTCTAAGAATGATGGGTCAATCAATTTTATATTTCTCAAATTATCATTTCTTTCTTCATGATAATCAAAGGCTGTCACAGGATACCACCCTTCTCTGTCAACCTGAATTGTTGCATCGACAAAATCAGTGTTTGCAAACCTTGAGTACGTGTCAGGATTTATTGTAAAATTATATTTTGAATTTTTGTAATGTAAAATTTGTTCTTTGGCTTCGGGTACAGAACCATATTTTTGAACATAAAAATCGGTCATTTGTCTATATGTCTTAGGCCACTCATTATACACATCAAGAATATCGTTTGAATAAAGAACAAGCCACGTAAAGAAAATACTGCCATAAAAAATAAATGCTACTTCTTCTGGCGACTCATTATCGTTGATAGTATATCTAAAAAATGCATTCGGTTCGTTAAAGGCATCTTTTACGATTTTAGTAGAAACCATAAGGTTTCTTGCCAACTTCCCTTCATATTCGATAATAGGTAAATTTTTAAATAGTCCTTTAGCCATTAGGCAAATCCACTTTTATTTGATGCGTAATCTTGTCTAAGTCTACTCGTAACTTCTGTTAAAGATATAGATAAAGCTACAGAAGTAGGAGCGCCACTTTTGAAAAAAGTCGGAGATCCAGAAGCAGTATAGTCTACAGTGATATCAGTAATTACACTTTCAAATATCGGAAAAATGATAAGTCCGTTAGGAGACCTAATGTCAAATCTTGTAATCAAGGATGGATACCTAACGATATTCATATACGGATCTATTAATTCAGGATGAGCAGCTTCTTTAAGAACTTGAATGATCTTAAAAATCGTATCTCCACCAGTTTCAGAATCAGCATACAGTTTCCACCTAAAATTAAATGTTCTAGGCATTACGCCTGAAAACTGCTGAACCATGCTGTTGTTAAATGCTGTATTAAAACCACCAACTCCATACATGTTCCCAACAGCACCGACAAGATCAGCTAAATTTAAAGGATTGGAATAAAAATTCGCTGCGTTTTGAACATTTTCCCTAAACGCTTGCATTGCTCCCTGCATATTAGCGTTCTTGTCACCTGCAAGAGATCTAATTGAAGTATTCAACGCATTCATCATTGCATCGGTTATACCTGCACCAGCCCCCTTGTGCTTGCTCTCATAACTAATGTTCATGTTTTCTTGTAAATTATCGGGTGTCGGCAATCCAATTGTAGAACTTGCTGAAGCTATCGAACCTTTAGAGCCGCCACTTCCACCTGCGCCAGAAGATCCAAACCCAGTTCCTTGCAACAAAGGATTGTCGATTCTTCTAACACCTGATGAAAGCTGTGGAGGATTTTGCTGTGAAAACGAAATTGCTGAATTGGTTCTATTACTAGAAATTTTATTCTGAGATCTCCTGTTCTGAAGTCTCTTCAAATAAGCCTTTGTGGAATTTTCTTGCGTGTCAGAATCCGAAGAATAAAATTCTTTAACAGTTATAATATTATCACCATTTATACCAATACCAGCACCCCTACCGGACAAATTCCTACCTTCAAGAACTTGCGGCTTTTTCCTACGACTAGACGACGAAGATTTTTTTCTAATAGAGTCTAAGATAGACTCTGCGGACTTATTTGAATTTGAACTTTTACTTGACCTTACAGTGCCACCAGATGCTGTTCTAACAATAGCTCCTGATCCAGTTTTTACAAAATTTCCGGGAGCGTCAAACTCATTACCATAGGCGGCATATACTTGTGAACGTGTCGAATAATCTTGCATCTATCTTCCTACTAAATATTAGTATGGCTGCTAAAAAAGGTTATTTTAAACCAAAAAATTATAAAAAATATAAAGGTGATCCAACTAACATTATTTATAGGAGTAGTTGGGAAAAAATGTTTATGGGCTACCTCGACAGCAACCCAAACGTTATCGAATGGTCCTCAGAAGAATTTTTTATACCTTACAGAAGCCCTGTTGACGGCAAGACAAGAAGATATTTTCCTGATTTCTACGTCAAGAAAAAGAACAAGCAGGGTGGAGTTGATGTTTTGGTTATAGAAATAAAACCAAAGTACCAAACAGAAAAGCCAGAAAAAGTCAAAAAAGTAACTAGACAATATGTAAATAAAGTTAAGACATATGCCATTAACGAATCTAAATGGAAGGCCGCTGAAAGCTTCTGTAAAGATAGAAAATGGCAGTTCCAAATCTTAACGGAAAATGAACTAGGACTTTAAATGGCTATAACACTAAATTCCTTTAAGGAAACGGTAGAAAAGGTTGTAGGTAAACGACCTAAAGACGTTTTTCATTCTATTCTCCAAGAAGGTCTAGAACAAGAGATTGTCCCAGCAAGAACAAAAAAAGCCAGAGAATACTATCGTGGCTTTGGTGCAATGGCTCTAGAAAGTTCTAAAGAAACAATTCTAAAAAATAGAGACAGAGTAGCCAAGCTTCCTACTATCGGAAAAATGTATTTTTTTCAATACTATCCTAAGATGATAAGAGAACTACCTTATCATGATAGACTACCAATGATATTTCCTATTGACACCATAAATAATGGAATAATGGGCATCAACCTACACTATTTGCCTCTTCAACCGAGAGCAGCTTTGATGGATGCACTTTATACTTTGTCAAGCGACAATACATAT